GTTCCTGGGCGCTGCCGCGTACGGTCTCGCATTGGCCGCCTTGTTCTTCGTGAACCCGATGCGCATCCCTGACCCGATGTCGTTCACGGTGATCGAAGTGCACGCGTTGCCGATTGGGCTGGGGCTGCTCGGCCTGTACATCACGAACGGGCTGCTCGGCGCGCACCCCGGCATGCGCACGCCGCACCTGGCGCTGATCGTGCTCGCGCTCATGCCGGCCATCATCATGATGGCTATCCGACTGCACAACAGCACGTGGAAGCTGTTTTGATATGCGCCCCCTACTCATCCTAATCCTGGCCGCTGTCATCGTCGTCAATAACGTCTGGCCGCTCTACTACGTGGCCGTGACGGTGTGGGACTGGCTGGCCGACCTTCACCACATCCATCTGCTGCTGGTGCTGCTGGTGCTCGTCATCTTCATCCGGCGCTGGTGGCGCATGACGGAGGGCGCGTAAATGGCTAATCAGAACGTCACGGACTGGATCGACGGCGACGTAAAGCCGGCGCTGCCCGGCGTGTACCAGAAGCTCTATTGCCGTGACGTCGTGTACGCACACTGGAACGGCGAGTTCTGGGGCATGTTCACCGGCCCGAAGTCGAAGCCGGAAGATGCGCTTGAAGATGCGCACTGCCGCAGCCTGGCCCAGCGCGCGAAGTGGCGCGGACTGGCCGAAGACCCGAATAAGGATCAGACAAATGGATAACCGCATCAACACCGAAGCCGAGCGCGCAGCACCTGAACTAAAGCCATGTCCGTTCTGCGGTGGCGCGGCACGCATCGAGAGCAACCGCGACTGGCACAAACTGTTTTGCGCCCACGATGACGACTGCGTTTTCGACGCCGACGACCATGATCTGATGTACCCCGCGCAGCCCGGCTACCTGATCCAGATCGCGGAAGACTGGAACCGCCGCGCCACTCCACCCCCAACAGGAGCGACGGAAGACCTGCCGCCGCCAGCTATTGGCGTTGGAGGCGTGTTTCCTAATTTCGCGGATGCCGCTGACCAGCCGTACTACACCGCCGAGCAATACCGGCAAGGCCAGCGCGAAGCCATCGCAGCATTCTCTCTGCGTCTCGATGAGATTACGGGCGACGAGCCCGACTGGTGGTATCGCCTGCATGCGGCTGCCGAGGCGCTAGATGATGCCGGCTGCACGGCAAACGCCGTCGATGTGCGCTTCATTGCTGGGCATCTCCTTTCGGAGTCGCGCGCCCACTACCTGCGCAAGCAAGCCGGCCAGGTTGGCGTCGAGGACTGGAAAACTCGCATGGTGAAGTACGGCCAAACCGAGGACGTTGCGATTCGTTCCGAGATAGCTGACCTTCGCGCTGAGTTAGCCTCCCGGTCCCGCGTGGAAGGCGGGCATGGTGACAAAGATGGCTCGGACGCCGCCCTGCAAGAGATGATCGACATAGGGCAGGCGACCTACGCGTTCACAAAGCCGCCCGGCTGGGTCAGCCTGCTGAATCCCGGCCAAACGTGGGAAGAGTGGACGCGCGAGCAAGGTCTGCCGACAACGAAAGGTTGGAAAGTTTCCGGTCAGGAAGGCGAGCAGCCGACGAAAGGAGAAAGCAATGGCTGAATATCGAAACACGCATCCCCTCACGGCGGACTGCAAGCAGTTCAGGGGCTACGTGCTGGGCAACGTCGACGGGCGGCGCATGATCGGCGTCACGTTCGGCGCTGGCGGCTGGAAGCCTGCACGCGAGGCGCGCACTGCTGACCTCGAATACTTTGGCGAGCAGCCGACGATCAACAAAGGAGAGAGCGCGTGAAGGCTTACAAACTGGAATTGCTGGTCCTCGATTTCGAGAACTACGGCGAGGAAGAACTCAAGATGCTCGCCATGAACGCGCGAGGGCTCGACCCGACTGTGATTTCCATCGAAGGCCGCGACATCGGCGAATGGACCGACAACCACCCGCTGAACAAGCGCAGCACCGCCGATGCCGAATTCAAGCGCCTGTTCACCCCTTCCTCCGCCCCTACTGCTAGACAGAGCATTGATAGTCCGGAGTTCCGCGCGCTGCCGCCGTGGCCTGAGCCGATCAACGCCGCCGCCCACGAGCAGGAAACGGTTGCCCCCTGGGTGACGGGCAAGCAGATCGTCGACGCTCTGCACTCGCTGGGCATCGACACGGAGATGAGTAAGTACGGTTTCGGCGCGATTCAGGTGTGCGGGACGAACGTGCCCAACATCCGCCGGCTTATCGCGAAACTCGCCGGTCGCAGTGCTGGTGATGCAGTGCCGGCAGGGTGGCGCGAGTTCATCGAATTCTGCGCCACGACGGCCGGCAAAGACGTGGACGGCAACGGACTCGCGTATAGGGCCAAGGAATTGCTCGGCGCTGCTCCTGCTCCTGGTAATACCGAAACCGCGCAGCCGGCGAAAGCCTACATCAACGAGCGCGCCGCCGAGTTCATCCGGATGGGCTGCAGTACTTCCGCTTTGCTGTCGGCTGTGCCTACTGAGGTGGAAACGGTGGTGGTGCATGTCGCGCCAGGGCCGAGCAAGAAAACTTGATAAGCGAATAACGAAGCAAAAGGAGAATGAGATGGACCAAGCCCTGTACAAAGTTAGTAGCGCCATGAAGCGGCTGGACGTCTGCCGCGCCACAATCTACCGGATGGCAAGTCGCGGCGAGCTCGAACTCGTTAAGATTGGCCAGCGCGCCACCCGAGTCACCGCATCGAGCATAGAGCGCGCTATCGCTGCCGGGCGAGTGAAAACCTGATCAGGTATCATTGTCTCAACTTGCATCTTCCTAGCGCAGTCCGAATTTGTAGCTAGCATTGTAGCTAGAACCGATTCGACTGCGCCGAAAACCCATCAAACCCGCATGGATGCTCAGTCCAATGAGAACAATGAGGATTGCCACCTTCAATCTCCATTCTTCGCTCCTGAGTTTGCTTAATGTCGATTGTTGGCGGCGGATTACCGCTGGCGCGATGAATTAGTGTATCTTTTGTATCTTGCCGGAGCTCATCGGCGCGCATCAAATTTGTAGCCAGATTTGTAGCTAGCGACGAGCGAGGCCTGACTACAAATAAGGGATTGAAATGCCTAAGCGCGGGACAAATTTGCTCAGCGACCTCCAGATACGTCGATGGATCGCAGCCGGAGAGCCACTCGCAAAGTCAGACGGAGGCGGGTTGACGTTTACACTTTCGCGCGCTGGTACTGCGGCATGGATCCTGCGCTACATGCGCGAAGGCAGGCCCAGAGAGCTAACGATTGGGAACTATCCGGACATCACTCTCGGTGCTGCGCGAAAGTTGGCAAGCGAGCACCGGGTGGCTGTCGATAAAGGGCAGGACCCTGCCGCCCAGAAGCGCGCTGAACGAATGAAGCTGCGCGGCGCCTGGACGGTCCGCCGGCTCGCAGAGCACATGACCGCAAAGGTTCTCGATTCTGGTGAGCTGGCACCGAGAACGGTCAAGGCTAAAAAGTGGGATCTCGACAAGGTCATTCTTCCAAGGCTTGGGCCACAGGAAGTGCGCGCCGTGACGGCCGAGGAGATCGTAGACATGCTTGAACGGTCGGGTCGCAGCTGGGTGATGCAGAGACGTATCTTAGGAACAGTGGTTCAGCTATTCGATCACGCGATAGGCCGCCAGCTCATCAAGGTAAATCCTGCGGCCGGCATTAAGCTTAAATCGCTTCTCGGCCCCCGCCCCGCAATTCGCAGGCGCGTCATGCTCAGCGAAGAGGAGTTGCGCAAGTTGCTGCCGTCGTTGGTGGATGACATCGGCTTTGAGAATGCGCTGGCTTTTAAGATCTTGCTGGCGACTTGCGTCCGCGGGGTTGAGCTCGCGACCGCCCGATGGGAGTACATCGACTTTGAGCGCGCGACGTGGTTCGTCCCGGACGAATCAGTGAAGACACGAGTCGGCTTTTTAGTTCCCATTACCCCCACTGTCGCTGGATGGTTCAGGGAGCTGGAGGTGCTCGCCGGTGGATCGCCATGGGTGCTGCCAGCGCGCGACGATCGGCGCGCAGGACAACACGTCGGCAATTCGACCTTGTGGGCGGCAATAACGCGAGCATTTGGCCGAGGCGACATCGAGACGCGCAAATTCACTCCCCACGATACGCGCAGCACAGCAAAGGGCCATATGCGTAACCTTGGTGTATCGCGAGAGGTTTCGGAGATTGCGCTGAACCACGTCTTGAAGGGCATGGAGGGTGTGTACGACGTTCGCGAGGAGATCCCGGAGCGGCGTGAGGCCCTTGAGTTGTGGGCTGCGTTCATCGCCGCCTGTGAACGAGGCGAGTCCTGGAATGTCGTGCCGCTCCGGGCATCAGCTTAGAAGGCTGATACAAGAATGGCTTAACCATGCGGGTTTCAAGCCATTTTACGTTCCGCAAAAGCTGTTTTCAACCATCGCTTTCTGCCCCGAGATGGCGTGTATTTGAGGGCTTTTGCGGAACTAAATCCCGTCGA